ATAGCTTTCATTATAGCACTACCTACTCTTTGGATCAATGATCTTTTTTCTATAGCACCGTTTGCGATCAATTTTCCTTTTTCTGCAGCCATTTGTGCAAGTCTCTTTTTACCCATGTTGTGTCTGAATACTGTGTACATTCTTTGGGCTCTATCAAAACCTTTAGCTATTTTTTTATAAGCATTGATTCCTTTTTGGACTGTCCTAATGATTATCATTGTTGCTTTTATACCTACAAAAGCAGCGGCTACGGCTGTAACAATTTTTTGGGTACCTGTTAATTTATTATTAAAGGTATCCATAAAGCTGCTTCCTTCCATAAATTTATTAATTATATCTGTTACACCAGTAACAATATATGTTACAAAATCCAATATTTTAGGCATAATTTTTTCAGCTATAGGAGCAAGAGCTATTTTCATTCTAGTAAATGCCTCTTCCATTTTAATATATGAACCCCCTGCTTCTTCATTTGCTAATTTACCAGCTTCATCCAATGCAGCTTTTTTCTCCATTGCTGTAACTAAGCCAGTCATAGCTTCTATACCTTGTTTCTGCATATCTACCATATCAGTATTTTCGGCGGTAGATTCTTTTTGTGAAACAAGCATATCAGCCATTTGGCCCCTATTCATACCTAAAGATTTAGCTAATGCTTCTTGTTGTATGACATTCATGTTTGAATAATCAGCAGCATTTATTCCTTGTTCAGCTAATGCTTCCATTAAACCAACATTATCACCATTTAAAGCGGCCGCTCTTGCTTTTTCAAGGTTTAATTCTTTACCTGTTAATAACTCAGCTTCCATTTCGGCCTGCATTGAATCTTCTATATTAAGTAAAGATGAAGCAATACCTTCTACTTGAGACATTTCTAAACCTAATTTTTTAGCTTGAGCTACTGCTGCTGTAATGCCTTTAGCTGAGCCCCCCATTGCTAACTTAATATTACTAGAAACTTTTCCTACTGCTTGCATGAGAGATTTCATGCTAGTATTAAGTTTTAGGTTTTTAATGGACATTTGAGCTTGTTTTGCCATTTCATCCGCAGTTTTTCCTGCTTCTTGTCCACTTAATTTGGATAGATTTTTTATTGCTTTTAAATCTTCCCCAGACATTTTGGCAAATTTTGACAATTTCATGAATGATTTCATGGTTTTGTCAGTCATTTTTTCAGCACCATCCATTGAGCTGTATATGGCACCGGCTGCTGCTTTTGCTTGTATAGTTGTCATCCCCATACCAGCTGCTACTTTTGTTGCTTGACCTGCTACTTCTGCAGTTTTAGATGCTGAAAGACCTAATTCTCTACCCATATCAGCTGATGCTTGACCTGTTGCCATTAATGCATCGGCTGCTTCTTTGGCATTTTGTTTCATTTTACCAAATAAACTTACAAGTCCTCCAATAATAGCCATAGGACCCATAGCTACTTTTAAAGCCATTCCAAATCCTTTAGCTGCTATTTTCATTTTCGAAAAACTACTTATAGCTATTTTACCACCTTTAGATTGTTCATACGCCATTTTTTTAACTGATGCAGATGCATTTTCAAATACTTTACCTACACCCGACATTCCTAGTTTATTAAAAACTTTTCCGAGAGCGGTTCCGTTCTTAACCATCTTCCCCCCAGCTTTTTCTAGATTTTTTTGGCGTCTTTCTTGTTCAGCTAAATGTTTTAGATTTCCTTCGTTAGCTTCTGCAGCTTTATTTAACAAATCAACTTGTTTAGCTTCTGCTGTTAAATTTTCCTGTCCTAATGCAGCTTTACCTTGAAGTTTACTTAGTACGTTTTCTGCGTTTTCTAATATTTTATCATCAATTTTAAGTCCTGCAGATTTTTGTAATTGCAAGGATTTGACTCTTGATGCTTGTTTTGCAGCTAATGATTCTACTTTTTTCTGTGCTGATAATTCTTTTTCTATTTCACCATTTCCTGATTTTAGTAAGGCATTTTTCTGGGTTTCTAGTCTGTTTTGAAGCTCAGTGTTTTTTGCAATATCTTTTTGAACCGATTTTACAGAATCATATTCTGATTTCATGTTTCTAGTTGCAGTAACTACTTCATTAATAGATTTAACAGATAATTTATCTAGAGCGCCTTTTTCTTTATATGCTTTAACTAAGAAAGACATCTCATCACTAAGCTGAGAGACTAAATTAATTTGTTCCCCTAAAGCTTGGTTTGCTTCTTCAATATTCTGCTTTTGTATTTCTTCCTTACTAGCCATTAATCATTGGATATATGTTATAAATATGAAGAGGCACCAAAAACTTGATGCCTCCTAAATATTTATTTTAATTTACTTCTATCGGGATTAGCCCAATCTAAGTTTGTATTTGTATTTCCTTCAGATCCTTCATATGCTTTTTTTTCAGCTTCATTTCTTTGATTAATAGAATCTTGGATAAATTTAAAGGTAATATTTCTTAACCATAAGGGCATATTGTATACTGTATCATAATCATATCCTTTTCCGTAATAGACTATCTCATGGATTTGTTTGAAAAGGTTAAACCTATATTCTTGAGTCAGGCCAAAAAAACTGGACCTCAATGGGTACTGCGACCTCCTCCTCGCCATTGTTACCATCATGAATAAATGTCATTTGAATATCAGGTTGGGTAGCTTTCAAATGTTGCCTAAATGCAACTGAGTCTCTAGCTAACATATAACCGTCTACAAATTCACGTACTGTTTTTCTATCAGCATCCCCATCAACTGATATAATTTGGTGTTTTAGACGGGTAGATATGTCAGCGGACACATTTTTATTAATGCGTTTTAATCCTTTAATTTCAGCTTCAATTCCTTTTTCGTCTTTTCCATTCAATACTTTATAGGTAATTTTATTTTTGGAGTAAGGTAAGGTATATTCAAATTCATTAACACCTTTAGTAATTGTACTTTCATCTAATTCAGTAGGTAATAATTCAGATAAATCAACTACTATTTCTTCTCCATCATAAGTAAAAGGATAATCTTTACCATATCCTAATACACGAGCAGCAACCATAATTGCATTTTTATCACCAATAAGTAAATCTGAGTAGTTAAATTCTGTAACTAGTAACGATTGGAGTAGTTTATCAATTACGATACCTTGTTTAACATAATTTAAATTAGTCAAAATGTCTTCTTCTTTAGCAGTCATGTACTTCATTTCTACTACCCCAGAAGATAAAGGATGACCTTCGGGATATAATAATCCTTTTGAAGGTAATTCAACGTGTTCTGTTGGGAATTTGAATTTGGGTTTTTCTTGTTGTTCCATAAATTTTTTATTTAATAATAACTTTTGTCATATGATAAATATGAACATACAAAAGGAGCTTGACATAGCCAAGCTCCTCTTAAAAATATTTTGAATTTCTTTATTAGAAGTTCAATACGCAATAATCCATTCCTAATACTACTGTCATGTTTTGAGCAGCAGCTTCATTATCCCAGTTGTATTCTCCGAATTCACCTGATTTAATAAATGCACCTTTTAAGATCCATTCCGAAACGATATCACCTACAGGGCCTAATACGTTGATTGTTACATCTTTTTTATACATATCTGAATAACCATCTCTACCAGTAACTGATTCATGGTGTAATCTTACCCATTCCATTACTGCTTGAGCTCCTGATGGAGTAATCGGATCAAATAGAGTCATTGTAACATCATTCCATGACAATTTACCTTTGATTTTTCTATACGTGTTGATGTGGTTTAATTTAATTTCTTCCTGTGCAAATCCTACAGATGAAACACCTTTAATAGTATATGCAGGGATACCATCAACATACATGATAAACCTATTTTGTACTTTCGGTTCGAAAGCTGTGAAGAAAATTTCGTTGGAATCTAATATCGCCATTTTGTTTTATTTTATTATAAATATTTAATTTTTAAAAAATTATGCAGGGAAAGTTGCTCCAGTTGGTAAAATGTTGAAATCCAGGTAAATAAATTCTGCTGTTTTAGTAGGCTGAATGTAAATTTGACCAATCATTTCATTTCTATCAATTACGTCTGCTGAATTGTTGCTTTCGTCCATAATTACTTTAAATGCATATAAACCTTGTCTTTGTTGTACTGTTTCTAAGTACGGATTTACTTGGCTTAAGAATGCGTTTCTTGTTGCAATTGTATTTTGTTCGAATACTAACGTTTGTGCTGTATCTGAAATGTAATTTTTCAGTGCAATTAGTAATCTTCTTACATTTACTCTATCTAAAGCACTTGCTTTAGTTTGTAATGTTTTTTGACCATATACTACTACTCCTGTTGCTGGGAATGAAGCAATTGGGTTTGTTTTTCCTGAGTATAATGAATCACGTTGTGCTTGAGTTAATTTAATTTCAGGTCTAACAACTTGATCTAAACCACCTCTATTAATACCAGCAGGTGCAAACCATGGTTCAGAAACTGAATCATTAAATGCATATACTCCTGGAATCATTGTTGATGCTGGTACCCATACTAATTGACCTGAATTTGGGTCAATTACTTGTAACCAAGGCCAGTATGAAGCAGCATATGAAGTATTTCTAGCATTTGCTTGAGTTGTTACTTGTGATACTGTGGAATTATAAGGAACTAAATCCATTACAAAAATACTATCTCCTCTTTGTTGAGTGTTATTAATTGCATTAGCAATTGGAGTAGCTAAATTAGTTCCTGAGTTAAATAAACCTGGGATTGATAATGTATTGAATTTATAATCATCCTGATTAGCTAATAAACTAATCATATTGGTGTAATCAGCTGCTACTAAACCTTGAGTGTTTGTATCTGCTATATTTTCGTAAAAATTAACTCCAGCAATTATATCACCTTCGGCAGCACCAAATGAACCACTTGCGTTAACGGGTATTGAATCAGCATATGCTGGTTTTGCTACTCCATTATTATCAAAATAATTTGGTGTTAAGAAAGTAGAAGTAATTGAATCTACATAAATGTATCTTGAGTTAGACTTATAATTTCCATTAACTGAAATTTGGTTATTAACTGAATCATAAGTTTCATACATGTCACCTATTACTTTGGAAACAAAGTTAGATGCTAAAGGATCTAATGATAATCCTGTCCATGCTTCAACTACAATCTTATTATCAGTATTATCATCACCTCTTCTAACAAGAAGATCAAATGTACCATTAGGAACATCTGAA